TTCTCCGCCTTCACTTTCAGTGCCAGGCATTTTAACGACACGAATGGTAATGTCCTTGGTTTTAGTTGAAGCCCAAGGATTACCACAGTCGTTACAGTTACCTGTAGCCTGTTCCTCAGAATCAACCTCCGCATTGCAATTACTACAATAAATTTTTTGCCACACTTCTGGTTTTATTATTGGTATTTCTTTACCATTAATCATTTCAGTGCCTATTTGCTCTGCGTCTTGTACCTTTTTACCTATTTCAGACATTATATAATTTCCATAAAGCTTACAGAAAATTTAAGACCACTACCTTTTACTTTTATTTGATCACCTTGTTCTAAAGTTTGTGTTGTTTCTACAAGCAGTGGTGTATTATTTGCCAAACTTTGATCTACAATATGTGTTTCAACAGAAGAACTACTGTCGTTTATTGACACTTCTGCTGTTACAGCTCCGCCACTTTTATTTGATACAGATATGTTTTTTAAAATAACTGTAGCAGGTTGTGTGGGAGGTGTTGTGCTTAGATCTGAAGATGCAACAGTAAGTATTACTACTGCTGATCCAGTCCCTGTAGCACTTATTCTTTTAAAATTATCAGCCAAGGAAGAAACTCCTAGCGTTTGATTCGTCTTTTATGTCTTGTTGAAAACCAAAGTTTAGTTGTTGTGTTATTTGTTCTAGAATACGAATCAATGTATCAAACTGTAAAGCTTCATATTCTTGTGTTGCTGTAGGTAGTACAGTTGTATTTATTTTAGCCATTATCTGCCTCCATCTGGTTTAATATCTAATCGTAACGTACCATAACGCCAATCAGAATCCAAAGTATTACTGGTAATTTTTACATTTGTTTGTCTGCCTCTACCACGTAATCCAAAAAATCTTGTGCTTGAATTAACAGATCTATCTATTGTTGTTCCTGTATCGGTTGGATATGTTTTAAAACCCATTGTCATCGTAGCAGAGCCCACTTGATTTTTAAAATCAGGTATGCCTCTACTTATTGATAATATCTGTTGACCATCCTGTATATCAAAATCACCAGACGTAATAAAAGCTGTCATTGCTGATTGATCGTCATTTACACCCTCTTCATGTTCGTAGAATATTGATGCTCCCGCTGTAACACCTTTTACTGTTGGAGTGGTTGGTGTATCAGTAGTATTATATTTTGTTGCATATGGTCTTTGATAAACACCATAATCTGTCCAAGTTGTTCTGGCTAAGTTTGATGTATACCAAGTTCTCTCAAGATAGTTGTACGTAACAGATCTGTTTATTTGATTTGATGTATTAGATGCATAAAACCAAGTAACTTCATTAAACTCTGAGTTTACACCAGCAAATGTTTCTGGTTGTTGTGTGATAGAAAAGTCTTCAAATACATAATCTTGCACACTACATGGTATTTTTTTTACAGCACCATCATAAAGATAGAAAGCATTTTGTGACATCCAATAAGCTATACCGTTTACATCAACAGCTGAGTGTACACCTACTGCTCCACAGTTTGCACCAATTTGTACAAGTGAGAAAGTAAATGGCGCACCTACAAATTGTAGTGCGTTGAGAGATGTATCTGTCCAAACTAGAACAGCGTTACGTGATCTTACTGCAGACACAATCTTAGATCCATCTTGTATTCTAAATGATCCAGCAGTATTGGTAGCTGTTGGTACAAAATCATTTGTTGTTTCTTGCGAAGCAAATCGTAAAAATAAATCATCTTGTGTAGTAGAGTTACCTATTACTGTTTCTGTACCAAACAAAAACACATGTCTGTCAGGCATTGATACTAAATTAAATCTTGAGTTTGTTGGTGTATTAGCAATAGCGTTGGCTCTTACGCCTGTTCCGTTAGACGTGTTCCATAAAAATGTTTTACCTTTGCTCACAGTAGCAATTAAATCCTCACCAAAATTGTCAAATGACCAGTTACGGGCATCAAGTGTAACTGTTGATGATGATCTCGGTGTGTTCCAAGCATCAACGTTCCATGCATCTGTGCCCCAACCATAACCATAAGCTGATTGATCTGTTCCAATAGATATTTGATATTTAACATTACCTGACCCACCACCACCAGATGTTGATCCAGAAGCTGTGCCTGTATGTGTAACCTTATAACTATTTGCATTTACTATTGTTATAATTTCAAACTCTGCATTCATGTCTAATCCATCAATTGCAGAAAAAGAATCAAACGTTACAAAATCACCTTGACCTGCACCATGACTCGTATGAGCTACAGTAACTGTTGTTGTGCCATCTGTAGTAAATGGATTTGTTAAACCTGCTTCTAATCTAAGTGGTGTAACATCATAAGCTGTACCTTCAGAGTATACATAAAATTTTCTATCTGTTCCGAGAGCCGTGTACCTTACACCATTAAGATCTGTCCAAGTATGTATGCCTCTTACAACTCCTATAAGTGTGTCAGCTATAAGTTTCTGCCAACCACCTACTTTTTGTGGTAGACCGTAATGAAATCTTACATTATCAGAATCAACCCAACGCCCTTCTGCACCATACTCTGTATCTTGTTTGTCTATACCAGGTGCTATGTTTAATTTTGATAGTGGCATTATGCAATCCTCATAAATCTAAACACTATCTCACCAGCACCACCTGCTCCTCCTGGACCGCCTTGTTCAGTACCGCCACCACCTGCGCCTGATCCTCTTGTTCCTGGATTACCTGTTTGTCCTGGTTCTGGTCCACCACCATTTCCAGCATCACCACCAGTTCCACCAGCAACTTGACCACTAAAAGAAGCAGCACCATTGGCCCCAACACCATTAGCGTTGTCACCGCCATAGGTAATTCCATTGCTACCAGCTGCTCCACTTCCTGATTGGTTAAATGACCCGACAGGTCCGCTTGTAAAACTTGTAATATTTAAACCATCAACTGTTGTTCCCGAACTTAATTTCGTTGCAATTTGACTAACAGTACCTGCGACGCCACCTGTTAATGTAGCAAGTGGGCCTTGTACACCGCCACCTGATACTTGACCAGAACCACCACCTGTTAATGTAAATAAAGCACCTGTAGTTGATCCAGATAAAGTTGTGCTACCACCACCAGCAGGTCCACCACCACTATAATTATTATTACCAGCAGCCCCAGCAGCCCCAATTTGAGGTGTAAGTGTTTCACCACCTGTTAATGAGAATACAACATCTGATAAAAAAGCACCTGATCCACCACCTGGCCCACCTTGTTCACCACCTGCTTTATCATAAGCTTGCCCAGCATTACCCCCACCTCCACCACCTACGGCAGATTGTATGTGAATTGCATTTGCATTTGTTGGTACGGTTATGTTTGCATTTGTAGCTGTAGTAAAAGATGTAGGTGTTTCAAAAAGTGTAAAAACTTCTCTCCAGTTACCACTGTCTTTTACATAGACATTTGTTATTGTCTTGTTAGTAAATGATGTACCATCACGAAGAAAAAATTCGCTTACTTCTCTAAAAGAACCACCATCTTTAACATAGAACTGTGTCATGCATTAGGTTGTATATTTTAACCATATGTCGCCATCGGATCCACCACTTGGATTACCAGTAGCAACTGTTCTTGTACCAACACCGTTTGTACCTAAGTTTGCATTAACAAACCCTTGTACGTCCGCTCCTATTTCTACACCAAGATTATCTCTTGATGTTGTCTTATTTGCAACATCATCTAAGTTTTGTGATGCTTGTAAAACTCCAGAGATATTAGCTCCAGTAATTTTATATCGTATAGATTCGTATGTAGGCATATTATTTCTCCAATAGTTTCCAACCAAATGTTGCTCCAGAATAAACTAAAGCAAACCCTGCACCCTCTGTTGCTACAGTTAAGTCGGATGTTTGTCCATCTATCTTATGGCTATTTCTTGCAACAGTCAAATTATGTGTGTCAAAGTTATTTGCGACATCATTAAATCTTATCTCATCTCCAACAGCAGCAGTAGCAGGTAATGTAATTGTTACTGCACCTCCTGAAGTATTTACAAATATTTTATCACCAGCAAAAGCTGTATAGTTACCAGTCTTTGTTAACCAGTCACTTCCTTGTGTTTGTATCTCATACCAGTTTGTACCGTCCGTAGAAATAAAAACATTTCTGCCTGGATTAATAACAAAAGTATTACCCGATCCACCAAGCCTAGCTGTAATTTTATTAGAACTACTAGCATTTCTTAAAAAATATAACTTTTCTACTGCAGGAAACTGTACAATAAAGTCAGACGCATGACCTGTAAATACAATGGCTGCTTGTCTGGCTTCGTTGTTTGCTTGTGTTTGTGGGCCGTTGTTCGTGGTCAACACATATGGGCTAGATGATGCCCCTAAATTCTTTGTGTAAACGCCTGCAATTGACTGCTCAAGTGATTGAGACAAATTATTATTAGTTGTATTACCCCAAGAGTTTGATTGCTCTCCTGAGCCAATAAGTTCTATTTTAAGCCTTGTCGAATACGTTGATGCCATTATGCTGCGTCCTTCCAATCCATTGTAACAGAATCATCAACCTCTGTCCACGTTGTTGTAACACTATCATCTACTTCTTGATATGCATAAATTGCTGGAGTGCCACGACTTATAGTCATTGTAACACCCGTAGGTATAACATCTGCGTTTAAGAATACTTGTGGTGCTCCTAGCTGTATTGGCGCAAATAGACCGTTTACTGAAACAGTACTACTTGTATTAATTTGCGGTGACCCAACAGTTGTAGAAGCTGATTGACCAGTAGGTATAATAGTTTGATTTTGTATTGCTACAACAGTTGGTGATCCAACCGCTGTAGAAGCAGATTGACCAGTCGGCTGTGCTATTGTGCTTGGAAGTGCTGTCGCTGTGCCGACAGTCGAAGTCATTGATTGACCAGTTGGTATAACTAAACTTGTACCTGTTGGAGTAACAGCTCCAAGAGACATTGTAGAAGATAATCCTCCAGGTAGTGCTATCGCATTAACAAATACATTTGGAGATCCAACTGCAGTAGTAGCAGACTGACTAGGAAGTGTTAAATTAGCTGTACCAGAAAGTGTTAGTGATCCGAGAGCCGAGGTTAGTGATAAACCTGATACGGCTACTGTAGCGCTTACGCCTGCTGCTGAGGCGATCGGGGCTTCGGCAAAGGCTGAATGACCTAGTGCCATGTTTTATCTCGCTGTTGTCGGTACGCCCGCTGACGATACAAAAGGAGAAGATGCGAAAGCAAAAGTAAGGTAAGTGCCGTTGTCAGCGTTTGTGTTGCCTAAAGTGTTTCTTATTTTAAAACCATTAGATACCATATCAATACCTCTGTCAGTGTTCACTACTTCACCAGAAGAATCATTTGCGTATAAAATTTTGTGCGCTTGGTTAGTGTTAGGACCACTAGCACCGTTTCTTTCTGTGTCATAAATGTACCAGTTTCCAGTATCATCTGTTCTTTTAATTAACACCCATGCAGGTTTAAAACCTGTGTAAATAAATGGACCGTCTGAATTATTATTGCCTTTATACTGACCAAAATGACTATATCCTTGTTTTTCTGTAAATGCATAAGCTATATAGGTAGCATTATTTGTATTAACTACTGAATAATTACCAACACTAAATACAGTTGATGAGGGTGCTGCTGCAAAGTTTCCACTATCCCCCGAAGCTGATGCGGCGTTTTGATCAAGTTGCAAAAAATTAGGATAAGAACCATTTAATCCTAAATCCTTATGATAAACTCTCCACGAATCTGTGGAATCTCGTCTTTTAACAAAAATCACATGCGGAACAGCACCTAGTCCATGTTGTACAGTGCCTGCACTTGAAGTTCCTGAATAATCTATAATAGAAAATCCTGCGGTTGTATTAGCTTGATACCCACCACCAGGATTACTACCACTTTCAGAAAAAGTTGTTCTACTTCCACCATTAGCTTTCCACTGCCATGAAATATATGTTCCTGAGTTTGCATTTACTATATTACCTGTATTAACAGTAAAACCATCTGAATTAAAACTATCAACATTTGATTGTGATTCTGCTGCACCAGTTGTGTCTGTTAACAGCCTATTGCCAGCTCCTCTTGTGCTATCCCATACACCATTACTGTTATTACCAGTATTAGCTCTTTGTTTAATCCATAACCAATCAGGTTGTAGATTAGAATTACCTGTATTTGTTATTGCTAGTCCACTTGACCCGTTACCAGTGTAAAGCATATTTTGAAAATGTGCTGAAGGATCATTTATCGCTGTATATACACCCATGTTAACCTCCGTATTGCGCTAAATTTTTTGTACAAAGAGCATAGTACCCTGACGGTACTGCATACTCAAAATTTCCATAACCATTAGCATCTGCATTGGTAGAACTAATTGTAAAAGGTGAATTACCAAAATTTGCCAAAACATTTGTTGATTCAGGTCTACAAAGAAATACTAATGGACCAGTTCCAGTAACAGTCCCAATTTCATTAGATCCTCCAGCGGGGTTACCACTTGAATTATATGTTCCATTTACACCGAACCATACTTTTCTAGTATCTGCGTCAATTGCAATTTGACAAATATCTCCATCACTAAAAGTGGTGCCACCACTCGTAGAACTTGTTGAATTAATATAATAAATTGTTCTATCCCAACCTATAACATTTGCCCCATATATTTGTGCTTTGGATGCTCCACCTATTCCATAAGTATTAGTCCAAGTGCCTGCATCACCAACACCAAATTGTGTGTAATCTGTGGCAGCAGCTTTAAATTCAGCATACCATTTGCCAGAATTAACCGCTATTGTTGAAGCAAAAGCAATAGAATTTGCTCCGCCTCCACCAACCGCCTTTAGACCAGCATCGGTTATTGAACCTGCTGCAGAACTTGCAAATGAAGCAGTTCTAAATGCAATGTTAGGATTCCAAGTTGCAAAATTATTTTCTGGAGAATCTTTTGATGATGGATTTGTTCCTATGTTTACAGTTGCAAAATGATTATTATTACCACTACTGTCAGCTCCAAAACCACTGGTGTCAGCACTTGCTCCAGTGCCTTTAAAATCAATTTTAAATCCATTAGTTCCATAAGTAACTGATGGGCTAGCATTTGGTATCCAAACTCCATCTGAATTAGTTGATCCAAAAGATGTAGGAGCTAGAGATTGACCATCACAGAATATAGCTTGTGCCATGTGTCCATTCCAATGTCCTCCAGAATCACTGCCTCTCCATAACGTTCCTAAAGCATGACCTGTATTGTTATTAATTACAAAATCTTGGTTTTGACTTGGTTGAGTGCCTCCACTCATAGTTAACTGAGTGCCGTTCATATACATTCTTACTCGGTCAGCAGCAGTGCTTTGCGTTGAATCTACTCTTACGACAAGATGATTCCAAGCACTTGGATCTCTAAAAAAAGCATCTGTATAAGGTGTTGCTGTTACAGAACCTCCTTGTTCATCTTCAAACTGTATATAATTATTTGGGTTTTTCATTCTAATTTGACAATAAGTATTACTAGCGGAGCCAGCACTAAATATAACACTATTACCAGATGTTAAT